AAAAGCAAGTGGTGTAAGTTATTTAAAGTGTCCTAAGTGCAAACAAGAAGCTAGAGATGAAAGAAAGAAAAATAAAAAGAAAAAAACTAAAAAAATTGTTTATAAAAGCGAAATGGCTAAAACTAATGATGAACTAAGAAAAATATCTAAACGATTAAATCAAGATAGTATAAATAAATTTATAAAAGAAAGAAATGGAATTAAGTCTTGACAAATATAAAATAATTTGATACTATGGCATAAGAAAAGGAGAAATAAATGACTAACATATTTGATAAAGTACAGACAGCCAAGCACTTAAAAGAGCGTGAAGACTTAATAAATTTAAAAGATGACTGGCTTATCGATACGTTAATGCCAAGTTCACAAGCTGGAATACTTGTAGCACCGTTTAAGTCGTTTAAAAGCTCTCTAGCAATGCACATGGCTTTAATGGTGTCGCAAGGGTTGCCTTTTTTTGGTTATGACACAAAGCGTAGTAAGACACTATACATAGATAATGAAGATACTGACAGAGAGTTAAACAAAAGGCTTAGAAATAAAGATAATGCACCAGAAGACTTACATTTTTTGACAGGTGGCGAGTTTATGCTTGATGATTCGCACCACATGAATTTGTTATATGAGTATATCAAAGAAAATGACATCAAATTCGTTATATTGGATAACCTAATGACCATGCTAAGAGATGGCGATATTATCTACAGTAAAGACTTTGAACCAATGCTTAGAAGAATTACACGGCTTAAATTACTTTTCCAAGACGTCACTTTCTTGTTAGTAGCTCATGCAAACAAATCAGCTTATGCAAACTCAATGGACGATAAAACCTATATGGTAAAGCCTAGCGATGCCTTGGGTGGTTCTACTCTTACAGCTTGGGCAGAGTTTATGTTAATGTTAAGCCCTAAACGTGGCAAGCATAACGACTTCTCTAAGTTATCAGTAAAAGCGCGTGGATATCAGTTTGATGATGATTTAAACTTTTCTTACGTTGATTCAGTATTTACTTGTGTCAATAAATCTAAAAAAGAACCTGATAGCGAACTAGTGGAAAAAGTAAAGGCTGAAACAGAAAATGAAGTTACAAAAAAAGAAAATGTTGCATTTTTAGAACTAGCAAAATTACAAGGAAAGGTTATTGAAATTGAATAAAAATTATAAAAAAATAGAAAATTTAATTGTTTTTGATGATGGAACTATTTACAGAGAATTCAAAAAGTTTTGTAGATTAGTAAAAGGTACAAGGCATCACAAAGGGTATTTAAATATAAGATGTCATGGAAAAATAATGAAAAAACATAGAGTTATAATGGAAGCATTCTATGGCAAAAGCGACTTAACAGTTGACCATATAGATGGGGATAAAGATAATAACTCATTGAAAAACCTTGAGTATGTAAGCAATGCAGAAAATACGCGTCGTTCTTTTAAAACAGGGTTACGAAAAAATGCTATTAAGCAAATGACAGAAAAGCAAAAGAAAAAAGTATTATGGAACGGGAAAATATACGATAGTCAGCAAGAATTGAGCTTAAGTTTAGGTTTGTCTAGAGGAGCATGTCATAAGGCTATAAAAAGAGGTTCAAAATTACGTGGGTTTATTCCTATACAACTTACGAAAGAATCGGCACAGGCTTTTCTTAGACTTAGCTAAAGAGCAAGGAAAGGTAACAGAAAATGAGTGATAAAAAATATGTCGTTTATTATCATGAAGGAAAACACAAATATATCTGTATGAATTCTTTATGGTTTGCTATCAATCTTCAATATGTAAAGCCAGTTTTATACAGCGATGATTATGAATTAATAGAGAAAGTGACGTGTGAACTCAATGAACGACTACAAGAACAAAGCAATTAACTTACACGCTGAAGTTTACGGTTGGCTGTATCGGGCATTAGATGAAATGGTAAAAGCAGAATGGCACAATGACGAGCTTTTCAAAGTATGGCTTGGACGTGCTGAATTTCTAGTAAGACAGTCTAAAAAGTTGCATACAGCTTGCGAAAATGACTATTCTAAACGTGCATTGATTAGGGCGTTGCAGTTAAAAGCAGAAATAAATAAAAAAATAACATCTAATGCTTGATAATAAAAAATAATTTTGATATAATAGTATATATAGAAATAAAGGAGAACTAAATGGTAGTTAAATTAACGCAAAAACAAGCTGATTATCTTGAAACTTTTGGTAGTCTTGAAGATGAAGAAAACAAAAAACGAGCAATCTATCACATCACTCGTTTTGGCTGGGAAGACGGTGATGATTTAAAAAGTGAAGCTTTTGAAAGTTCTGATAAATTGAAAATGATTGAAGCTGTCATTAACGGTTATGAATTAATTGAATCTAAGTATAAGTTTTATAACTTTTCTGATAGAACCGGAGGGACTCCATTATATTATGCAGGTTTAACAAATGAACTAAAGGGAAATAAAAAATTTGCACTTGAAGTTAAAAAAGATAGTGAAGAATATAAAGCCTTGCTAACTTTAGGTTTCATTGGAGAAGAACTATGATAACATCTTTTGAAGAACTAGCTGAAAGGCGATTAATTACTTTAAATTATCATAAAAAAAATAGTCAACAGTATATCAATAGCTTAAATTACTTTGAATATGCTAGAATGTACTTCGAGAAAAATGGCTTTCCAGAAGATAACAGACGAGTTTATCAAAGCGGTAAACGAAAAGGTCAGAAAGTTGGCTGGTCTGACAAAGAGGAAAAGCAGCAAAAAGACGATATTAGGAATTTTATATATGGAAAGCAACTACAAAAGTTTAAAAGCCAGAGAAAAAGCAAGTAAACATTATGCTAGAGGCGTCAGAAAGCTATCTAAAGAGCTCGAAGAGATGAACGAAGTAAAGTATAAGGCTGGGCCTAACGAGTGTCTGTATGGCCTAATAAATGACTTGTGGGATTATCGGGATGAAGGTTGGATCTTACAAATGCTTAAGCATAATATCGAAATTACAAAGCAAGGTGATGTATTTATTGTAGAAAGAGGAGAAAATGAGCGAAGTTGAAACTTTTGTTAAAATTGAGGGCTTTGAAAAATACGAAGTATCTAATTTAGGCAGAGTTAGAAATATGAAAACCGGAAAAATACTCAAACCTCAGCCTGATAAAAATGGATATTTAAAACATCATTTATCTGAACATAATAAACAGAAGCATCTATTTTTGCACAGAATTATAGCGACCACTTTTATAGACAACCCTGAAGGAAAGCCTTGTGTAAATCATATTGATGAAAATAAGTTAAATAATGATTTAAGTAACCTTGAATGGTGTACTGTAAGAGAAAACAACATACATGGCACTAGAACAAAAAGGGCTGCTGAAAAACTCTCCCAAAAAGTTATTCAATTAGACCTAAACGACAATGTGTTAAATGAATTCGAATCAATGAAACAAGCAGAACGAGAAACAGGGGTTTTCGCAAGTCATATAGGTGCATCTTGTAACGGAAAAAGAAAAAGTGCAGGTGGCTATAAATGGAGGAGAAAATGAGTGTATTTGAACAGCTTAATGCAATTAATGTAAATAGTAAAGTTGAACAAAAAAAGACAGGAAAAACTTCACTAAGTTATTTATCTTGGTCTTGGGCTTGGGCTGAATTTAAAAAAGTTTGTCCTACTGCTACTTACGAGATTAAAAAATTTGATGACGGTAAAGGGAAATTAGTTCCTTATTTATATGATAATTCTTTAGGTATTATGGTATTCACTTCTGTTACGGTTGATGATATCACACATGAAATGTGGCTTCCTGTAATGGACGGAGCTAACAAGGCAATGAAGTTTGATTCTTATACTTATAAGACTAAGTTTGGAGAAAAAACAGTTGAACCAGCTTCAATGTTTGATGTAAATAAAACCATTATGCGTTGTTTAGTTAAAAATTTAGCTATGTTTGGACTTGGTTTATACATATATTCTGGTGAAGACCTTCCTGACTTGACAGAAGAGCAGAAAGAACTGGAAGCCGAAAAGCAACGACTTCGTGAAATTCAGCCACTTATCAAACGAGCTGAACAGCTAGGATATGAAAATATCGATAGCTTGAAAAATAAGACTAAAAAAGAAATTACTGACATCATGAAGATTTGGTTAGCACAGCAAGAAGTAGAAAAAGGAGAATAATTAAATGGCAATTATCACAGTAACAACGCAAGTGAACGAAAAGAATACGCGTAAAGTAAACACAGCAAAAGGCGACAAGAAAATTATTTCAGTTCCTTTATTTGAAAAAGAAAAAGGATCTAGCGTAAAAGTTGCATATGGTTCAGCGTTCTTGCCTGACTTCATTCAATTAGGTGACATCGTAACGATCAGCGGTCGTGTACAAGCTAAAGAGTCTGGCGAATACGTAAATTATAACTTTGTTTTCCCCACAGTTGAAAAAGTGTTTATCTCTAATGATAATAATAGTCAAGCACAAGCTAAGCAAGACTTATTTGGTGGTTCTGAACCGATTGAAGTTAATGAGGAAGAGTTACCCTTCTAGTGGAAAGTAGGTTTTATGTATACAGCAGAAGAGAGAGAGCAAATTATCGATATCGTGGATAAGATGAGCTTACTAAAACGAGATTTTGACGGAGCTTTCACTTGGATCAAGGAAAATGTATCAATGCCATTTGACTTTGACGGAGAACAGCAATTTATATCAGACTTGAAGCAGTTAGTTAAAATCAACGCTTTGAAGTTTGGTAAAATATATGAAGGAGTATTAAATTGACAACATTAAGAGAACTACACAAAAAACTTAAAATTAAACAAACGCTTGATAACTACGTACGCAACACAAATAAAAAATACAAGCATAATCTTGTAGCTGATGAAATTCTTGGCGAGGGTTTAGCTAAACTAATTGAGCTTAACACTCAAGGTAAACTTGGAAGACATGCACAGCAAATTGCTTATATCAATCATAACTTGAGCTTACAGCGACAAAAGGAGCAACTGGAACAAGCTAACGAACGACTTGCTAAACGTGCTGAAAAGGCCCAAAAATTGCTTGATACGGAACTTCTGAAAGATAGCTACATCGAAACGCTTGAAATGTTTAGCAAATACAATTCAGCAAAACAATATACTATGTGGGACGACCTAGAAACTCCAACTAAAGTGATTGAGTTCATGGAAAAGAACGGTGTGAAGCAAGGGAAGTGGCTACGACCTGAAGGAGTTGACGCTTGGTTCAAAGAACGAATCATCTGGTTCAAGAATAAATTGAAAGAAAAATAATATTAAGATTGAAACTTTAGGCTGGACAGCTTAGAGTTTTTTTGTTATACTTAGTACATCGAGTTAAGGAAAGGAGTTACAACAATGGAATTAAAAGAATGTATCACTTGCGGGAGTCACAGTATTACTAATGGTAAATGTGATTATTGTAGAAACCAGTACGAAGTAAACGAAGACAAAATATTTTATGGTAATTCAACAGAAGATGATTCATCATCAGATGAGGATATGACCTTTCAAGAAACTCCTGCTGGTAAACTAATACTTAAAATCATGATTTATACTTTAGTATCTATTATTTGGTTTGCTGTAACTGTATTTATTCCGCCGCTGTTTATAATAACAATTATTTTATTAGTGGTCTATGGCGCTTATCGCTTGATAAATAAAGATAAATAGTATATAAAAAGGAGCTAAACAAATGAACGTTGAATCAGTTATTATAATAGCACTAGTCGGAATTGGACTATATGCTTTCTTTGCATTAGTTGACCTGATTAAAACGAAAGGAAGCAAATAATGAGTAAATACTTTAATGATAAAAGATATTGCCATTGCTTCGATATTCCAACGAGTAATGGCTTAGGAGTTTGCAAAGATTGTAGAGGATACATAAACATCTGTTATAGTTGCGATCGCTGTTTGCACTGCTGGTATACATCACAGATTGAACTGTTTATTGAATATGATGAACCTAAGTTGCTAGAGCTTATAGAAAAATGGAATAAATTTTTTCAAACTAGAAAGACAAAGAACAGTTAATGTTTGACAAAGCAAAAGAAATTTGATAGAATGTAATTATGAAAGAGGTGCAAAGATGACAACCGAAGAAATAGT